AGGTGGCGCACCCTCACCGCGTGGTTGCGCCACCCCCGCACCGGCATCCACACCTGCTGCCTCGGCAGCCACGCCGGCCCATGGCACCCCTGCCACTGCGGCCACTACCACCACGAAAGGCCCACACCATGGACACCACCCGCATGCTCCAGATCGACAACGACGACTACGTCACCACCCTCTCGATCGGTGGCGACAGTAGGCACCCCGTCTCGCTCAAGCAGATCGGCGGCCGGGCCGACATCGACACGCGCACCGATGTGGTCCTGCTGACGCGAGAGGAGTGGGACGCGCTGGCCGCCTACGCCACAGAGAACGCCGAGGGCGCACCGGACTGCACCGGCGACCATGCGCTGCGGACCGGTATCGCCTCGGCGCAGGTAGACGGCTGGATCGACTACACCCCCTGCGCAGCCCAGCACAGATTCCAGGCCGACAGCCCCTGCGTCCTGGCCGCAGACCACACCGAGCTCGACCACTGCAACCGGTACGGAACCCGCTGGTGATCACCCAGACATGGGCCTTCCGCGTCTACGGCGAACCCGCACCCAAAGGCTCCATGGTCGGCCGCATCCACCAAGGCCGCGTCATCATGAGCGAACAAGCCACCCGCAACCGGCCCTGGCGCGCACTCATCGAAAACGCCGCCCCCACCTTCATCCGCGAAAGCGCATCCCCCGGCCAGCCACTCGCCATCCGACTACTCTTCGCCGTCACCCGCACCCCCGCCGCAGCCCAACGCACCCACCCCGCCACCCAGTCAGCACAAGGCATCGGCGGCGACCTAGACAAGCTCGTCCGGCTCGCCCTCGACGCGCTGGAGTCCTGTGGCGTGCTCACCAACGACGCACAGATCGTGGATATCGAAGCGAAGAAGGTATACGCCGATGACCCGTTCTGGTCCATCGACCGACTGGGTGACTCAGCCACCACGCCCGGCATGTACTGCCAGTTGCGGCCGGTCGGCTACCTGCCCACCACACTCCCCCTGGCGGTCCCCCATGCCTGACCCCGACCCACTCCCAAGCATCTGGGCCGTCCCATACGGCCAGGTACGCCACTGGGCAGAATCCCGCGCACACCAGATCATCGTGATCTGCCTCGGCTACGGCGTCACGCCCGCCTTCCCCAAGCAGCTCACCACGGGCTGCACCTGCCGCCACGCACCCCGCTGGTACCCCGGACGCCCCGCAGACCCCTGCTGCCCCGTCCACGGCCAGCGAGACCGCCGCCCCGCCCAATGCACCTGCTACTGGTACCCCGGCACCATGGACAGCCCACCCGAGATGGAACCAGACCCCGACTGCCAACTCCACTGGACCGAGTCCTGGCAGGTCCCCTGCGAATGCCGCTACCACCGATACGCAGGGCCGCATAGGCTAGCCGTCACCGTCACCGGGACCTTGATAGAAGCCATCCACGTCGGCCGGGACCTCTACGTCGCGTCCTGGTTCGAGGTCCACAACGACTGCCACTGGCACCGGTTCCCCGTGAAGCCACGGGGAACCCTCTGGACACCGGTGGGTCCGGGTGATCACGTCCGGCCGTTACCCCAGGAGCCGCGCTACCTGGACACCCTGGACGAAGACGAACGCCACGACCGATGACACACAGATCTACACTCCGCACATAGAACGGCCCCCCATCGCACGCGAGGACGATGAGGGGCCGCAAGGACCGAACCCGCAACAGGAAAGGTGCTCGCGATGCACATCATACGGATAACCCCACACCCCACGGCCAGTGAAGTGGTCGTGCTGAAGGTCCCGTACGAGGCGAACAAGGTCATGGCGTTGTTCGAGGGCGCCCAGCTCGCACCCGATCTGCGCGGCTACATCACCCACGTCTCCCTGCTGCCAGCCTTCGAACGCTTCGCCGCATACAACGGCATGCTCCCCGTGGAAGAGCGCAGGCTCCCTGCTGACCACACCAAGGTCGAACAGCTCTGCGACCGCTGCGGCAAGCCCGAAAACCAGTGCGAGACAGCGGCCGGCAACACCGGCCGCTTCAAGGACCACGAGTTCACCACTCAGGCGCAGGGCGGGCTGCAACGCCACCCACGGCGGCATGCGTGAAGCACGGATGGCTGGGGGCCGTCACCAAGAGTCCGAAGCTCGGCACCAACCCCAAGGTGGTCGCCCTGGTGCTGTGGAACCACGCCAAGACGGACGGCACCAACGCCTACCCATCGCAGCCCCGGATAGCGCAGCAGGCGGGCATATCGCTCGCCACGGTAAAGCGCTCACTAAGCGATCTAGAACGCCACGGATGGGTAATCCGGGATGGTTTCATAAAGTCGGATCACGGCAGGGCAGTGGTCAAATGGAAGCTGGTCCGAGCGGTCGAATAACAGCTCAGGGTGAGCTGTTATCGGCCTGCCATAACAGCTCACCCTGAGCTGCCATAACAGCTCACCCTGAGCTATAGAACACCCCCACTAAACATAGGTGGGCTGCGCCCTACCTTGCGGCACGTGACGGGTGGGCCTGTCCTTGGGAATCTAGAACGACTGTTGATTGTCAAAGTCCCCAACCAGAACCGAGACCGCACACACCCAGCACGGCGACCACGTACCGGCCCCACCAATAACCAACCTGAACAATTCAGCAAGGAGTCACCAAATGACACACAACCACCCACCGGCGTGCTGTTGCACAGCACCCAACGATGACCCGTGGGGCCCCCGAACCACCTGCCCGCTCTGCGTCGAGCACGGCGAGCTAGCCCAACTCGCACAGACCTGCCAGGCCACCACCTGCCCCTACACCCGCCCCCACTACCACCAAGGCCCCGCCGACATCATCGTGTTCACCGACACCGGCACCCAGCTCAACGAAGCCACCGGGATCGCGCGCCCACGCCACCACCAGCCGACACGCCTCCACCAGCCGACCACCCCCGAATGCCCGTCCTGCCACACCGCAGACGGCCACCCACACACCGACTACTGCCACCAGGACACCCAGCCATGAACCGCCCATGCCACATGCCCGACACCATCGACCGTCAAGGAGGCGACTGCGCCGACCCCACCTGCCAAGCCCACCAAGTCAACGAAGACGGCCCCTACCCGCCCGACCTCCGCATGCCCTGCGGCTGCCCCGCCAACGCCCGCACCCACACCTGCGACCCCACATGAGCCGAGGATGGGCCGGCGGAAGCGACACCGCATGGCGCAAATACCGCGCACGCATCCTCAAACGCGACAACCACACCTGCCAACTACAACTCCCCGGATGCACCACCATCGCCACCCAAGCCCACCACCTCGACGGCATCACCACAGGCCGCACACCCACCGACACCAGCCGAGTCATCGCCACCTGCGCACCCTGCAACCGCACCATCGGCGACCCCACCACCAACAACCCCACACCCAACCCACCCACCACACACTGGGACTGACCATGGACCTACCCGACACCATCACCCACGCCCAAGTACTCCAAGCCCTAGCAGTCCTCGCACCAAGCATCGACGCCATGGACCGCATCACCATGGTCACCATCACCCCAACCAGCATCGACATCACCGAACGCAGCAACCGGTACACCAGCACCACCCACACGATCCACATCCGATGAACAACCACGACAGGAGTGACCCACAGTGACGAAAAGCAGGCGAAATCAGCGAGTTTTTCCCCGCGCTGAGCGCAAAGACACCCACTCCGTTATGTCGTCACTCACACTGGGCAATCAGGCCTGTGGTGACGTTGGGTCACCTGACGGCTGGGTGGTCGCTGACGACTTCGTCCAGGCGCAGTTGGACGGCCGCCGGGCTATCAACGCTGCGATGGCGGACTTCTTCGGGTTGGACGTCTGATGGCGGCTGTGGCTGCGGCCAGGAAGCGCCGGGTGCGCGCGGCTGCGACCAAGCCGTTGATGGGGGTGGCCGAGCCTCGGCTTGGCACGCCGCCCAAGCGGAAGCTCACGGATGCCACCAGCAAGGGATTCGCGTGCATTCGGTTCGCTGAGCGGCTGGGTGTCCGGCTGTTCCCGTGGCAGAAGCTGGCGCTGATCAGGGCGTTGGAGTTGAACCCGGACGGGTCGTACCGGTTCCGGGTGGTGTTGATTCTGGTGGCGCGGCAGAACGGCAAGACGACCCTGCTGAAGATCCTCACGCTGTGGCGGATGTTGGAAGACGATGCGCGGCTGGTGGTGGGGACGTCCACGAACATGTCGTATGCGCGGGATGCGTGGGCGGCGGCGGTGGATTTGGCGCAGGAGCGGGATCTTCAGGCTGCCCGGCGGCGTGCCCATTCGCGGCTGGTGATGGATGACCTGGATGACGGGTCGGACGTGGTGAAGCGCTGGTTGCCAGCGCGGGAGCGGTGGGTGCAGTTGGCGAAGTACGGGGCGTTGGACACGTCGCTGAAGCTGACGAACGGCGCGGTCTACAAGACGGCGACTGCGGGCCGGACGGGTGGCCGGTCGTTGTCGATCGATCTGGGGTTGGCGGATGAGCTGCGGGAGCACCGGCAGAAGGGCGAGCAGGACACGGGCTGGGAGGGCTGGGCGGCGATGGACGGGGCGACGACGGCCCGGCCTAAGGCGCAGATGTACGGGCTGTCGAACGCGGGGGATGACGGGTCGATCGTGTTGAACACGCTGCGGGCGTCTGCGCTGGCGTTCATCGAGGACGGGGAGGGCGACGACACCCTGTGCCTGCTGGAGTGGTCGGGCGAGGACGGCTGCGATGTGTGGGACCGCAAGCAGTGGGCCCGGGCGAACCCGGCGTTGGGGCACGGCACGATCTCGGAAGCGACACTGGCGTCGAAGGCGAATCTGCCGGCGACGGTGTTCCGGCCGGAGCACCTGTGCCAGGGCGTGCCTGCGTTGCGGGCTGCGATCCAGGAGGCGCACTGGACGGCGTGCAAGGACCCGTCTGCGACGTTGGCCAAGCTGCGGTCTCGGGTGGCGGTGACGCTGGATGTGGCGCCGGACTTCGACCATGTGTCGCTGATCGCGGCGGCGGTGGATGACTCGGGCGTGACGCGGCTGGATGTGCTGGGGGCGTGGCCGTCGCTGGATGCGGCGTTCGCTGATGGCGGGATTCCGGCGATGCTGCGGAAGGTGAAGCCGAAGAAGATCGGCTGGTTCCCGAACGGGCCGGCGGCGGCGGCGGCGCCGCATATGCAGCGGTTGGCGCGGAAGTTCCGGGGGATCGAGCCTCTGGACGGGGTGGGGATGTCGTCGGCGTGCCAGGGGCTGGTGGAGCAGGTGAAGGCTGGGCGGGTGCGGCACTCGGGTGACCCGATGCTGACGGCGCATGTGCTCGGCGCGAACAAGCAGGTTTCGGGTGACGGGTTCCGGTTTGTGCGGCGGGGGGCTGCGAATGTGGATGGGGCGTATGCGGCGGCTGGAGCGGTGTTCCTGGCTCGGACGATCCCGCGCCGGAAGTCGCAGGGCCTGGTGTCTGCCGCGTAGGGTTTCGCCCGGATACCCCGCGATCTCGACAGATTGCGGGGTATCCGCCGGTTTCAGGGCCCGTCAGGCACCCCAGTGACCCCCACCCCCTGAAAACCCCGCAGATCGGCATACAGCGCATATTCCGGATCTCGTATGTACCATCAGCGCTATGGGCCTCATGCAACGGATCAGGGACGCACTCCAGCTGACCGATTCGCTGGCCGACGATGTCGCTGGCCCGCAGTTCTCGGTCGGGTCCGAGCAGATCCCGCCGGAGTTCTTCGGTCTGTCGTCGTACGACCAGGGGGTGGCGCGCAAGCCACGTATCGCCCGGGCCCTCGCGATCCAGTGCCCCGCCGTGCTGCGTGGCCGGAACCTGATCTGCACCCCGATCGGCGCGCTGACGTGGGCCGCGTACCGGTCGAACCAGCAACACACCACCCCCGAGCTCCTGGCTCAGCCCGAGCGTGACATCCCCCGCTCGGTGACGATGAGCTACACCGTCGAGGACCTGCTGTTCGAGGGCACCGCGTGGTGGCGGGTCACCGAGTGGATGGGCGAGGCGCTGACGAGCTTCCCGAAGCATGTCCGGCGGCTGGAGCCACGCTCGGTCCAGCAACGCAAGGACAACAAAACCTATGTCTCGCGTGACGGGTCTCTGCAGGGTGACTCGTACGACTACATCGATGACCGTGAGCTGATCCGGTTCGACTCTCCCGCAGACGGTGTGCTCATCGTCGGCGGCGGCGCGATCATGACCCTGCTGATGCTGGACAACCGGGCGTACGTCTCGGCGAACAACCCGGTCCCTGAGGGGTATTTCACGCCGAAGGACGGCGTTGACCCGTTCGATGACGACCCCGATGCGGACGCCACGGACGAGGAGAAGGACGCGGCATTCACCGCGTCGAAGTTCCTGAACCAGTGGGCTGCTAAGCGGCTGACTGAGTCGACGGCGTACGTGCCCGGCGGCCTCGACTACGAGCAGTTGGCGTGGGACCCGGAGAAGCTTCAGCTGGCCGAGGCGAGGCAGCATGCCGTGCTGGAGATCGCGCGCCTGTTCGGTCTCGACTCCGAGGACCTGGCCGTGTCGACCACCAGCCGCACGTACCTGAACGCCGAGTCGAAGCGCCGTGACCGGATCGACTTCGTGCTCGGGATGTACATCAACGCGATCGCGGACCGGCTCTCGATGGGTGACGTGACGCCCCGTGGGCAGGTGGTCCGGGCGGACGTGGACGCGTTCGCGATGACCGACACCAAGGCCCGGTGGGAGGCGTACAAGATCGCGCTGGACATCGGCCTGCTGGACGAGGACGAGATCCGTGAGCGTGAGGGCATGCCGCCGTTGACGCCTGTTCAGCGGGCCGCACGTAGCCGGGCGAAGGCCCCGGCCGTATCGCAGGGAGACCAGCCCGTGAACGACAACGTCCGACAGATCCGGGCTGTGGCCCCGGCCGCGATCGAGCTTGCCAGCGACGGCGAGCTCGAACTGACTGCGGTCAGTGGCCCGGAGTTCCGGGTGAACCTCGCCACTCGTACCATCTCGGGGCTCGCGGTCCCGTACGCCGGCGCCACGGCCATCAACCAGGGCGAGACGTACGCGTTCCAGCGCGGCTCGATCGCGTTCACCGACCCCAAGCGGGTCAAGGTGTACGTCGAGCACGACAAGGCCCGGGTGATCGGGTTCGCTACCAAGCTGGACGACCGGCCTGAGGGCCTGTACGCCGAGCTGAAGATCGCGAACATTCCCGAGGGTGACCACGCTCTGCTGATGGCGAGCGAGGGTCTGTGGGATGGGCTGTCGGCTGGGTTCAAGGCCGGCGGCCGGTTCGCTCGGCAAGACGACGGGGTGCTGTTCGCGTCGGGCGCGCCCCTGTCCGAGATCAGTTTGTGCACCGTGCCCGCATTCGAGGACGCACGAGTGACCGCAGTGGCGCTATCAGCCAACAACGAAGGGAACACCATGAAGTGCACCAAGTGTGGCGCCTTGCACGCTGCGGGAGTCGTGCAGTGTGACGCAGCTGTCCTGGCGGCGTTCACCGCTGCTCCGGCAGTGGTCGAGCTGTCCGAGACCAACGCAGGGTTTGACCCGGTCCAGTTCCAGGCCGACCTGACCGCGTCGATCGGTGGGGCGTTCGCGCAACTGCTGACCGAGGCTGGCCAGACCGGTGTGCTGCCCGGTCAGCGTGAGGTTGTCGCTGCCGGCCGTCAGCAGGTCGCTCAGTTCGCGGTCACCGAGGAGCTGCCGTACCGCTTCGACGGGTCGACCACCGGCGAGCATTGCTTCACCGACGACCTGCGGGACATGCAGAACGGCAACCAGGTCGCCAAGAAGCGTCTGGACACGTTCATGGAAGAGGCTCACCAGCAGTTCGCTGTGACCACGACCAACGTGTCAGCGTTCAACCCGACCCAGAACCGGCCCGAGCTGTACGTGCCGAGCCTCCAGTTCACCCGTCCGCTGTTCGACCTGGCAACCACGGGCACCCTGGACAGCATCACGCCGTTCACCGTGCCGAAGTTCTCCAGCGCATCCGGACTGGTGGGCCCCCACACCCAGGGCACCGAGCCGACCCCGGGCGCGTTCGCTGCGACCGTGCAGACCGTCACCCCGACCGCGATCTCCGGCAAGGTCGAGATCAACCGCGAGGTGTGGGACCAGGGCGGCAACCCGCAGACGGACACGATCGTCTGGCAGGAGATGCAGAACGCGTACTTCGAAGCGGCCGAGGTCGGTATCGCCACGATGCTGAACGCGCTCTCCGCAGCGACCCTGTACAGCGGTGCCGAGATCAACCTCGCCGGCGCCGTCGACGGGGCCCTACAGACCGCGCTGACCAACCTGTTCGTGGATCTCCAGTACGTGCGCGGCGGTAACCGGTACACCGCCGCTGCGGCTGACGCTCAGCTGTACAAGGCCATCGCTGCCGCGAAGGACTCCGCTGGTCGCCCGCTGTTCCCGATGCTTGGCCCCACCAACGCCAACGGCCAGGTCGAAGCGGTCGCCTCTTCGGCGAACGTGCTCGGTCAGACCTTCCGTCCGGCGTGGGCCCTGTCCCAGGCGATCCTGGACAACGCCGAGAACAGCTACCTGTTCGTGCCGTCGAGCGTCTGGGCGTGGCTGTCGGCTCCGAAGCGGTTCACGTTCGAGTACCAGGTGAAGTCGATCGACATGGCGGTCTGGGGTTACACCGGCAGCGCGGTGCTGCGGAACTCCGACGTTGCCCGGATCGACTACACCACCGCCGACGTCTAAGCCGACCATCCACTGCGAGCAGGACGGACAACCGGGATGCCTCCCACCACGAAGAAGCGGACGGTCGTCGCATCAGCGACACAGACCGCGAGTGGCGTGTCCGGGGCGATCGAGGCCTTCGGGCTCCGGTCGTTCGTCCTGCTCACGGAGATCACGGCGGCGTCGGGCACGACCCCGACTGTCGTGTTCTCCGTGGAGTGGTCGTACGACGGAGGCGCCACCTGGTACCTGCCGGACCCGTCTGCGGACGTGTTCACGTCCCGTTCGACGGCAAGCAACTGGTCCCGGCAGGTCGCTGCACGCGGCGACGTCTACCGGGTCCGCTGGGCGATCGGCGGGACCACGCCATCGTTCACGTTCGCTATCCACGAAGTGACTCTGTAGGGAGTGCTGGAGATGACCGCAGAAACCCCGAAGGCAGCCGAGCCGAAGGTTGAGGCTCCGCCGTCGAGCACGGAGAACAAGCCGAACGCTCGCGCCTACTCGTCCTCGGGCAACGTCCGGCCGGCTGATGGCCGGTTCCTCGGTGACGCCGATGGCGACGTCGACGCCGAGGACCTGACCGCTCAGCGCGAGCAGGAGATCAAGGACGGGTATGCCCGGCTGGCCGAGCAGAAGCAGGCCGAGGAGGCAGCGAATCAGGAGCGTCTCGAGTCGACCGGTTACGTGAACCCCACGGTGGCGCCGGCCGAGGCCGCGAAGGCGTCCGCGCCGAAGTCCGCGAAGAAGAGCTAGGGAGCGCTGAGCGGCCATGGCAGCCCCGGATGTAGACGATGTGACGGCTTACCTCGGTGAGACGTCGTACACGCCTGCCGAGCTGGCGGATGTCTTGGCGGCTGAGCAGGTCGCGCAGGCGCGCAGGTGCCGCGTGCCTGCTGTGGATGCGGACTGGCCGGCTGATCTGGCCCAGGCGTTGAAGCGGCGGGTAGCGCGGAACCTCGCGATGCGCGGCATCCCGCTCGCGGTGTTGCAGGGTGATGCGGACTTCGGTGCGCTGTCGCCGCCCATGCAGGACATCGAGATCCGCCGGCTGGAGTCGCCGCTTCGTAGATTGCCGATCGGGTGATTACGTCGCGTGCGTCGATCGCGGAGGCGCTGTCGACGGTGGCCGGGGTGACGGGCTATACGGACAGGCCCAAGGCGACCAAGCCTGGAGATGCGTGGCCTCTGGTCGATTCGCTGACTCGAGTGATCGGGGATGCGTTCGAGACCCGGTGGCGTATCGCGGTCACGATCGCGAACGATGTCGGTACCGCGACGGACCGGTTCGATGAGTTGATCCCTCTGGTTACCCAGGCGTTGAAGCCGGTTCTGTACGTGGACTCGGCCCGACCCATCACTGTCCCAAGCGAAGCCGGCGACTTGTTCGGCGTCGAAATCATCGGAAGATCCGAGTAGAGGAGATCGATCGTGTCAGCTCCCGCTGGTGCCTACGTCCTGCGGGACGCGGTATTCACCATCGAAGCCACCGACTATGCCAACCAGGCAACATCGGTTGTTCTGACCCCCACCCAGGAGACCCAGACGTTGCGCACGATGGTCCCGGACGGCATCGTCCAGGACGTCGATAGCGCGGTGTGGTCCTGCACCATCAACGGCATCCAGGACTACACGGCAGCGCAGGGCCTGGCCCGGCTGCTCACCGACATGCAGGGGGAGCAGATCGACATCGTGTTCACCCCGAAGGCTGGGGGCGCTACGGCGACCGTGACCTGTGTCGCGAAGGCTGTCCCGTTCGGCGGCGAGCAGGGTGCGTTCGTCACCTTCGACATTGAGCTGCCGGTTATCGGCGCTCCGGTATTCAGCTGATGGCCCCCCGCGTGGTTGTGGCCACTCAGAAGATCGTCGGTACTGGCCTGTCCGTGGCGATGACCGCTCCCACTGTGGACGGCGACGTGATGGATGCGGGCGCGGTGGACCTGATCGTGACGAACGGGTCGGGTGCACCGATCACGGTCACCATCCAGACGCCGGCTACCCAGTCGGGGTTGGACGTGGCCGAGAACATCGTGACGGTCCCTGCGGCCGGCACGAAGCACATCGGCCCGTTCGCGCAGTCGACGTACGCCCGCCCGTCCGCCCCGGACAAGGGCAAGGTGTACGTCAACTACTCGGCTCAGGCGTCGGTGACTCGAGGCGTGGTGGGGTTCTGATGATCGTCGTGAAGGTGACCCCGGATGACGGGGAGGCGTACGAGCTGACGATCGCGGCCCGGGACGTGCTGGTCTGGGAGAAGACTTCGAAGGGCAACCCGTCGTTCCTGGACTTCCTGGAGGACATGAACCTGCGGGACCTGTACAAGATGGCTCACATCGCGGCGTGGAGGCAGCAACTGTTCGCCGGGACGCTGGATGAGTTCGAGAAGACGTGCGATGTGAACGCTGAGATGGACCACAGCGCCGAGGGTGAGGGCGGCGAGGGCGAGGACCCTACCGAGTCGGGAGTCTCTCCCGACGACTCATCGAACTCGCAGTCCGAACGGGCATCAGCCCGACCGCGTGGGCAGAAGAGGGCGAGCGCGCGGTAGCTACCGCGTTCGAGCTACTGGACGGAGCACCTGAGCAGAGCGGCAACAACGACACGAGAGAGGTGCCAGAGGGATGGGAATTACATTCAGTCTGAACACCTCGGGTGTCCGGGAGACGCTCGCCGCGTTCAAGGCTCTGCCCAAGGAAGCGTCGGCTGCGCTGCGGGACGCGAACCAGCACATCAGCGACGGGCTTGCTACGAAGATCCGGGCCGCTGCCCGGGGTTCTTCGCGGCAGTCCGCCGCTGTTGCTGTGTCTGTGGATGCCCGCCGGGACCGTGTCCCGAACGTGGTCGCTGGCCAGCGCAACCCTGCTGTGACGTCGCAGTCGCGCAGGTCGAAGGGGCAGGGTCCGACCAGGGTGTCGGACCTGCTGTTCGGCTCGAACTTCGGTGCCTCGCAGCTGAAGCAGTTCCGGCCGCACACGGGCGCCGGCCAGGATGACTACTGGTTCTTCCGGACGGTCGAGTCGAGCACGGGCGATGTGGTCCGGCAGTGGAACGACGCTGTTGATGAGGTTCTCGATCAGTGGGGGGCGGGCGGCTGATGGCCGGATCTACGCGCACGATCCGGGTCAAGATCGATGGTGACGCTGACGGTTTCGCGAAGGCGGCCCGGAGCGCTGAGCGCAGCGTCAAGGACATCGACCGTTCGATCTCGGGTCTGGGTAAGAAGGGTTCGAGTTCGGAGAAGGGCGGCAGGAACGCGGCTGAGCGGTTCGCGGCCGGGTTCAAGAAGTCAGGCGCCAAGGCCCTAGCGAACGTGGCGGAGAACCTCACTGGCGTCTTCGGCAGGGTGTTCGGGACTGCGACGTCGTCCAGCCCTGCGATCGGTGGGGCGATCGTCACGGCGTTGCTGGCTGGTGCGGCTATCGCGGGGCCGGCGGCGGGCGCGGTGGCGGCGTCTGGTCTGGTGTTCGGGTTCGGTGCCGGTATCGCCGGGCTGGGTCTGGTGTTCGCGGCCAAGTCTGAGCAGGTCAAGGGCGCCTGGTCGAAGACGCTGGATTCCATGGGCTCGCAGATGTCCAAGCTGTCCAAGCCGTTCGAGAAGACCTTGTTCGCTATGGCCGAGGTGGCGGACCGCACGTTCCAGTCCTTCGCTCCCAAGCTGGATCGGGCGTTCTCGAAACTGGCTCCTGCGGTGACCCGGTTCGGGGATCAGTTCGGTCGGGCGCTTGAGGGTCTGGCGCCGGCGCTCGAGCCTCTGTCGGATGCCTTCCGTGAAGTGCTGGACACGATGGGTCCGGCATCGCAGTCGCTGATCAAGTCGATGTCGCGCGGCCTGACGGATCTGGCTGATTCGGTGAAGCGGAACCCGTCCGGGCTGGCCGATATGACTCGCGGGCTGGGCACGGTGTTCACCTCGGTGACGGGCCTGCTGGCCAAGCTGAACGACATCAACGGCAAGTTCCGGGAGCTGACCGGCGGCACGTCGGCGGTGGATGTGCTGTTCCGGGCTGTGGCGGCCACGGTCGACACCACGACGGCGGCGTTCACCGCGCTGGCTGCCCCGATCAACGGGTCGCTGAGTCTGCTGCGGAAGCTCGGCATCGTCGGCGAGGACACGGCTGGCGGGGTCAAGGCGACGTGGACCGAGATCGACAAGTCGAACGGCAAGCTGGGGCAGAACGCGGCCAAGACGGGCGCGGCGGTGGTGGCCGGCGAGCAGCAGGCCGCGACGGCGAAGAAGCAGAAGGACGCGGCGGCGGCCTTGGTGCAGCAGTTCGAGGAGCAGATCGACGCCTTGTTCCGGTTGCAGAATCAGACGCTTGGGGTGCGCGGCGCGCAGGTCACGTATGAGGCTGCGTTGGATGATGCCACGGCCTCGCTGAAGACGAACGGCCGGACGCTGGACGTGAACACGGAGAAGGGCCGGGCGAACCGGTCGGCTCTGGACACGATCGCGACGTCGGCTAAAGCTCAGACCGAGGCAATGATCCGCGCCGGTGCGTCAAACACGGCGACGGCTGCGACGGCCGAGCGTTCCCGGGCGGCGTTCGTGAAGCAAGCCATCCAGATGGGCATGTCGAAGAAGGCAGCGCAGGCTCTGGGTGTGCAGCTGATCGCGATCCCGAACGTGACCCGGATCGCGAAGCTGATCGCGGACAAGAAGGACCTAGACACCAAGCTGGCGGCTGCGCGGTCGGCGTTGGCGGACCCGAACCTGACCCGGGAACGCCGGGCCAAGCTGAATGCGGAGATCTCGTCTTTGCTGGCTCAGAAGAAGCGGGCCCAGGACGCGATCAACTCGTTGACCGGCAAGACGGTGACGCTTACCACGAACGTCTACCGGAACATGATCGAGACCACGAAGCATGTGGATGTGGGTGTGCGGGCGCCGGGCCGGGCGTCGGGCGGCATCGTGCAGCCGCGTAAGGAGTACCTGGTCGGCGAGCGTGGCCCGGAGAAGATCACGATCGGGAACACGGGCGGCCGGGTGACGTCGACTGAGCGGCTCGGCGAGGGTGCGTCGGGTGCGCCGATGATGGCGGAGATCCACATCGAGATCGGCGGGGAAGTGACCAGGGTGGTCCGTACGGAGATCCGGGCGGATAAGCGGGACACGCGGCGTGCTGCGAAGGCGAGGACGGCCCGATGAGTCTCACGGTGACCTATGACCCGGTGTTGTCGCGGATGCGGCTGGCGGCCACGGTGCTGGGTGCGTCGGCGACGTACGCGTATGTGTGGCGGTCCACGGACAACTTCGCGACGTCGACGGTTGTGCGCGGCGGCGGCACGAAGGCGGTATCTGGTGGGGTCGCGAATCTGGACGACTACGAGTTCGAGCCGGGTGTCGCGATCACCTATCAGATCACCAGCTACAACGTGGCGGGTGTGCAGCAGGCCAGCTTCACGTCTTCGCCGATCACGCAGGACCTGGCGGGTGTGTGGTTGAAGGTGCCGGCGGCGCCGTACTTGAATCGGCAGGTGGTCGTGCAGGACGCTGGTGAGCTGACCAGGCGGTCCCGTGCGGGCCTGTTCGACGTGATCGGCCGGTCCTACCCGGTCGCGGTCGGGGACATCGCGTCATCGACCGGGTTCGACCTGGCGATCCTGACCCAGGACTTCCCGGCCGAGGAGGGCATGGACTACCTGGTGGCGTCTGGGCAGGTGGTGTTCCTGCACGTGCCGTCGACGGTGACCCTGGTCCGTCCGGGCTACTACTCGATGGGTGATGTGACGCGGTCGAGGGTGGGCCGCCTGTCGGACAAGCGGGTGTGGACGCTGCCTCTGACCGAGGTGGCTCGGCCCGCTCCGCAGATCGTGGGCCCGGCCTACACGTGGCAGGCGCTGCTCGCGGAGTACGGGACCTGGTCGGCGGTCATCGCGGGTAACGCGACGTGGGCTGCCGTGATGAACCGCGTCGCTTCACCCAGCGACGTGATTGTTCCCTAGTGCCATGACGGTCAGATTGAGCAACTCAGAGAGGACTCCGCGATGAGAGGTGTGTCGGCTCGCTTCCTGGCGGCTCTGCGCGGCTCACACACTGCGGTAGTGCGTGCCCGGCTGGTGACGTCGTGGCAGACCGGCACGGCCCCCACTGGCGCCCTGCTGGATGTGCTGGGCGGGTCGGTGACCTACTCGGCCACCAACGACGTCTACTCGACACTGGACCTGACGGTCAGCGCGGACTGGCCGAGGTCTGGCGCGCAAGACCTAACCCCGTACGGCGCCCACATCTACGTCGAGCGCGGCATCGAGTACGCCGTAGGGCAGCGCGAGTTCGTGGGGCTCGGTTACTTCCGGATCGACACGATGGAGCAGGACGACTCGCCGGCGGGCTCGATCCGGATGGTGCTGCCTGACCGGTCCCAGGGCCTGATCGATGCCCGGTTCGTGACCCCGCAGCAGTTCCCGTCCTCGTGGGCCCGTCGTGAACTGGTCGAGGCGCTGATCTGGGGCGTCTACTACCACCCGTCGATCATCGAGTGGGACGACGCCGTGCTGCGTGACGGGCCGGTGGGCCGGTCGGTGATCGCGGAGGAGGACCGGTTCGGCACGCTGAAAGAGTTCCTGACCTCGCTGGGCAAGGTCGGCTACTGGGATCACCGGGGCATCTTCGTGATCAAGACTCCGCCGTCTGTGCTGGGCACGCCGGCGTGGTCGATCGACGCCGGGCAAGACGGGGTGCTGGTGACGATGGGCCGGACCCTGACTCGAGAAGGCGTCTACAACGCGGTGGTCGCGACCGGCGAGGCGGCCGACACGACACCGCCGGTGACGGCCGTGGCATACAACCTGGACCCCGCCTCCCCGACCTACTACAACGGCCCGTTCGGTCCCGTGCCGCGCTTCTACAGCTCGCCGTTCATCACCACTCAGGACCAAGCCGCGTCCGCTGCGGCGGCGATCCTGCGGCAACAGCTCGGCACGCCGTACCAGGCCGAGGTGACGTCGATCGTGAACCCGGCCCTGGAAGCGTGGGACGTTATCGACGTGAAGAACGCGCAGACGGCCCGCACGGCGGACTACCGCACCGAGCGGCACGTAATCGATGAGATCACGATCCCGTTGGACGTGACCCAGACGGCCAAGATCAAGACCAGGCAGCGCCAGTCCGAACTGATCGGGGGCCTGTGATGGGTGTCTCGGATGACTTGGCTCCGCTGTTCGACCCGGAGGCTCCGGGGGTCCGGATGCGTCAGGGTCTGCTGACTGACTTCAACGCTTCGACTGGCGGCAACAGCGTGTTGGTGGGCGGGGCGACGCTGACGAACGTGCCGATGCTGAACACGGGCGAGGCGATCGCGTTGAAGGCTGGGCATGTCGTGGTGCTGCTCGGGCAGGGCGCGTCGTGGTTCATCATCGGCCGGGTGACGCCTGTGGGGGATGCAAACTTTGCTGCGGCGTCGGTGGCGTTCGGTTCGGCTGGCGCGCAGAACCTTGGTGCGTGGGCCCCGACCGTGCTGGGGACGGTCGTGTGTACGACCTCGGAGCTCGTGGTGCCGGACTGGGCCGACGAGGCCATCGTGATGATTGCCGGGAACGCGTCCGCGCAGAACACCAGCGGAGCCAACGGCTTCTTGGCGTACGAGGTGGGCTGCAACGGCGGAGGCGGCGGTGCGATCGCAGTGCTCGCCACGCCCGGGGCCACGGTCGGCGTCGGGGCCTCATCCCGGAACCGCTTCACGGGCCTGTCCGGCGGAGAGACGCTGACCGTCACCGGCACCGCCACTATCGGGGTCGGCACCTGGCCTTCCGGTGGGGTGGCCGCGTTCGTCCACGCCATCGCTGTCTACAAATCCAACATCTAGGAGCCTGCCATGCCGTATAGCGAGCCGTCGTTCGACCCGAAGTACGCGGGGTACTACGCGAGCTTCACGACACCCACGCCGTGGGTCAGGGTCGCGATCACCAGCGACTACAACCACAACATCCCTTCCACTGAGGCAGAGAGAGACGATGCCATGCAAGCCGTTGTAGACGCCCTCTCATCCCTTCCGGGCTGGACGTTCAACGAAGCTGGCAAGAACTACACGGCTGCGGTGGCCCTCACTGCCACGCCCGTCGAGGAGGACTGATCATGGCTACGACTCCCGTGTACGGCATCCCGTACCAGACCCTCGCTGACGCCCCAGACGGCCCTAACCTCGGCGAGGATCTCGCGCTTGAAGTCGAGAACGAGCTGATCCGCGTCGACGCCGAACTGGTCCGGCAGGCCGCCATGCCGCAAATCTTCCAGGTGGTTGCGTCCGGCAACACCGACCTGACCACGGCCGAGGTCGACATCGCCGGCGCCACCAAGACGCTCACCACGGTCAAGCCGAATGCCCGGTACGTCGCCATCGGCTCGTTCTACTTCTCGATGATTGCCGCGAACAACGGTGTCGCGCTTGGCAAGCTGATGGTCGACGGCGTGCTGGTCGCGTCGCCACTGCTCAACTTCACCGGCCTCTTCTCGACCCCATCTCGAGAGCAGCTTTCCCAGACGTGGACCGGCGTGCTCACGGCGGCCGGCTCGCACACATTGAAGCTCCGCGCCCAAGGCACCGCCGCCGTCGCCGCACACCGCGTCAACTCGGCCTCCACCACCCTCACGATCATGGTGTTCGAGTAACCGAGACCAGGGTGTTGGGAGCACGGGGAAATGAGGGCACGTGAGCGACCTGCCAGCGATCATCAGCGCAATCGGGCTGATGATCGCGTCTGTGTTCGGTGCCTACGCGGCGCTGGACCGTCGTCGGGGCAAGCTGGACGGGGAGATGGTCGCCGAGCTGGAGTCGTATCAGCGGTGGCGGCCGAGGGTGCGGCGGGCGGTAGCGGCTCTGCGCGATCTACTGTCGGAAGCTGGTGGTACGGAGCCGGCCGACCTGGACGAGCTGCTCTCGTTCCCGCCGCCAGATCCGAAAGCGAAGCACGCTCGGGAGGCCAGTGCTGATGACGCGGGCTAGGTGGTTGGTGCCGGTTGTGGCTGTGCTCGGGATGCTGCTCGGGGCGGCCGGGCTGGTGGTGACCACGTTGCAGAAGCAGGACGCGGAGGACGGGCAGGCGAACGCCCAGGGCGAGCTGGTGTCGCTGGCCGAGAAGAACCAGGCGGCGTGTAAGGCGAACGCTGCCCAGGCGGAGAAGATTCTCGGCCGGGGTGTGTGCCAGCAGACGAAAGAGATCATGGAACGGCCGCCGGCTGAGAAGGGTGCGCAGGGTGTTGCTGGTCCTCGTGGAGCGCAGGGCCCGCAGGGCGTCCAGGGTGCGCAGGGCGTACCTGGTGTCCAGGGCGTACCTGGTGTCCAGGGCGTCCAGGGGCTGCCCGGCAAGCAGGGCCCGGCTGGGGCTGCGCCGGGGTGCCTGATCCTTGTCAGCAAGTGCCAGGGGGGACAGGGCCCGCTGGGTCCTCGCGGCCTCACAGGGGCGTCAGGCGAGGTCGGCGCGGTAGGTGAGACCGGGCCGAGAGGTGAGCCGGGCGAGACCGGCCCAAAAGGCGAGACGGGGCCGAAGGGCGAGACCGGCGAACAGGGAGCGGAGGGCCCGAAGGGGGAGCCGGGTGCTGTCGGACCGCAGGGGCCAGTTGGGCCCGCTGGGCCTTCCTGCGAGCCGGGTAGCGAACTTCAGAAGCAGCGGGTGCTCACGGTCGAGGCGCCGGTGACCGGGGTGTGGATACTGGCTTGTGTACTGACCGACCAGAATCCCTAGGAGTCACACCATGACCGACACCGCACCCGAGCCAGAGACCACCGACGACCTCGACCTGAGGCCCGAGCCTGAGCAGGCTACCCAGCCGGCCGAGAACGCGGGCGACGACGCCGGCGTGGACGAGGACGGCAACGAGCATGGCTAAGCCGTGGCGCATGGCCCGCTCCCTGGTCACGCTGCTCGGGCAGGTCAACAAGCAGGCCCCGCGCAGGTCGAAGGCCTCGGACGGCGGCATCGGGAACGCTGACCACCAGACCCGCGACTCCGACCACAACCCGTGGGTGGGCCCGGCGCCGGACGGCGACATGATCGTCACGGCCTACGACTTCACCCATGACCCGGCCGGCGGGTTCGACGCCTACAAGTTCGCGGAGACGCTCAAGGCCCGGCGTGACCCCCGAATCAAGTACGTGATCTCGAACCACCGGATCTGGTCTCTGGCCCGCAACGGCGAGGGTTGGCGCCCGTACACCGGCCCGAACGGGCACACCCACCACACCCACGTGTCGGTCAGCTCGACACGTGCCCTGTACGACTCAACGGCCGCATGGTCGCTGGGATCTGCCACCACGCCACCGAAGGAAGAGGACGACATGACACCCGCACAAGCGTCACAGCTGGCCCGCGTCGAATCCAAGCTGGACACTCTGCTGTCTCAGGAGGCTGCCCGGTACCAGCGCGAGGAGCTGTGGAACACGCAGATCCTCGCTGCGTCGAAGGACGATGAGCAGGGGGGCGGCAAGTGACCCGGCCGAGCGTGGGGCGGGTCGTCCACTACGTCAGCTACGGCACCCCCGGCGGCGAGTACGCCTCGGAGTGCCGGGCGGCTGTCATCACCGAGGTCGAGGCAGACAACGTCGTCGGTCTGGCCGTGCTCAACCCGTCCGGCATGTTCTTCGACCGGTCGGTGACCTTCGACGCCGGGCAGCTCGGCGTCGAAGGCTACCCGGGCGGCACCTGGCATTGGCCAGAGAGGATCGAGTCATGAACACCACGAGCGAGTCCAAGCCTGTCCGGCTGTTGTACGCGGTCGCTGCCGGCGCGGCCTCTGCGACCACCGTGCTGGCCGCTATCCCGGAGGTGCCGCGCTGGATCGTGATCGTGGTGGCCGGCACCGGCGCGGTGCTCACGGCAGCGTTGGGCCGGTACACGGAGTCCGTGGTGACGCCGACCGAGAACGTGGCTGCCCGGCAACAGCCTGATGGTGTGGTTGTGGCGGGGCCGGCGTCGCTGGTGAAGACAGGTGATCCGGTCACGGTGGTTCCGGAGGCTCCGGGCGACTTCCTGTCCTGACCGGCTGTCGGGTCCCGTACGCTGATCTTGGTGCGGGACCACGGTGTGGGTCTCACGACGGCGGCCCCCCTCGCGTGTCAAGCGAGGGGGGCCGCTGCTTTGTTGCCGGGGGCTACCTGTCTTTCGGGGACGGGCCTTTCGAGAACCAGCCGCCCCGCGACTTCCTGTTGTCGGGTTTGCCCTCGGCGCGGCGCGCGATCGACTCGGCTTGGCTGGCGGCCTTGGCGTTCTTGTAGGCCCGGAGCTGCTTGCCGGTGAACTGCCCGGTCGGCGTGTGCTTGCCCATCAGAACGGCATCGGGTCGAGGTCCACGCCGTGCGAGTGCACCTTGAAGCAACCCATCCCGCCGACCTGACCTCTGGTGTACCAGAGACCTTCGGTGCCCCGCCACCGGAGGTCGTCGTTGGTGCGGCCCCACCCGGTTCGCTGCGGCTGGAGCACCAGGACCTGTCCGCCCCGATCGAGCAGCTCGATCACGGCGCCGATCATGGTTGGCAGAGGCACCGGGATCTGGGACTCGATGGCCAACGCCAAGCCGGGGTGGCTACCCCGGAGGTGGTCGGCGACGTCGTGCGCCATCGACCCCGGCATGTTCAGTTTGTACTCGGTCAGCATCAGTGCTCCCAGGGGTAGTCGGTCCAGGTGGATGCCCATCCCGCGAACAGCAGGAGGGCGGCGACAGCGGTCACGGCTGCCACGGTCAGGGCGGCCTTGCCCCAGCCGTTCACCGTTCGACCGCGAGCATGTCGCGCGGAAAGAACACGGTGCTGGAGGCGGCGTGGGTGACGCCGGGGTGGTGGGGGTGGAACGCGGTGAAGTGGACGACGCCCTCCGCGCGCAGCATGCCGTCGCGGCCGGGCTCGGGCCTGATCTTCTTGACCTCTAGCCACTTGTCGACGTGGACCCACAGAATGTGGCCGGGCCGGAGGTCGCTGCCAGGGATGGCTACCGGCGTGGTGGTGGTCGGGAGCTCGCCGTCCGGTGCGCACTCGGCGCAGTCCTGCTCGGCTCGCGAAGGCGCCGACTTGTGCCACGGGTTCGGGCAGTGGAGGTGGCGGTCAGGATCGGCGTACGAGTCATCCCACAGCGCGCTAACCGCGCGTTTCGCCTGCCGGATGCCTTCCCGGACACCGCTCTCGAACGACGGCCGATGAAACGACTCAGCCACGGGATCAGAACTGGGCATTGAAGTACTCCTTGCGTTGGGTGCGGAACGTTCAAAGGTCGAGCAGATGGCGCAGCGCGGCAGTCGCCTGCTGAGGAACGACGCCGTTCCGCCGTACCCGCTGCACAGGGAACCGATCCTCACCGACCGACCAGGAACGAGACGGCCTGCGGCAGGGTGGCTTCGGTCCAGTCGTGGCCCGCGAGGACGATCACGGTGCCGTCGTCCAGCCGCTCGGCGGGCACCCAGTGGCCGTTTACCTTGGCCTCTCCAGTCTCAGTGGTGGTCATCATCACTGAGGTGACGGCGGGTGCGGTGTCGGTCATGGTGTGCTCCTTGGTGTGGGGTGCGGGGGTAACGAGAAGCAACATATACCGACCCGACAGGAACTGCAAGTGTTTGACAGCAACTCGAATCGATGGTTAGGTACTCACATCGAACACCCCAACGAGAGGCCGAACAGTGACCGATCAAGCACCCGAGCGGGTCAGTAAGCCAGGACTCAGCAAAGACCCCGCATCCGAGCTCGTGCTCAACCGCATCCGCCGCGAGATGGCCGGCCAACGCCTCACCGCAGCCGGCCTCGCATCCCGCATGAATCACGAACACTACGCAGGCCCCGTCCCCGACGTCTGGGTCCAGCGCCGCATCCAGGGCCGCATCAAGCTCACGTTCGATGACGTGCAGTGGATTGCCGCCGCCCTTGAAGTGCCCATGTCCAGCCTGCTCGAAGACCTCTAACCCACCAGACCGCGCACCACCCGCACCGGAAGGCCACACCCATGAACGAGTTCGACCCGAACTACTACAACCGCCCAGGCCCCTACACGCCGCCCGCGCCGACCCCGAGGCCGAAGCCGCGCCGACGCTGGGCACTGCCCGTCATCGCGTTCGGGACTGGCTGCACCGTGCTGCTCGTGGCCGCACTGGTCGCCCCGAACAGCGCCACCATCGTGGACGACAACGGCAACAGCGTCATCCCAGCCCCGACCAGGAAGCACACCACCGCCCCCAAGGCCACAACCAAGCCGAAGGAGGTAGCGCCCGTCGTCGGAAGCACCATCCCCGGTGACGGCACATGGGTGATCGGCAAGGACATCAAGCGCGGCACCTACCAGACCGCTGGTGGCGACCGCTGCTACTGGGCTCGCCTGTCGGGCCTGTCCGGCGAGTTGAGCGACGTGATCACGAACAACATCAGCAACGGCCCGCAGATGGTGACGCTCGGCGCTGGCGACGTCGCGTTCGAGGCCTCGCGCTGCGGTACGTGGACGTTGGTGTCCTGATGGGGCTCCGGCACTACCTGGAACCGACTGACGCTGAGATGCGCGCCCAAGCGGGCCGCCCGCTCGACCAGCCGCCCCGCGTCGACTTCCGCGAGATGCTCGCCGACGACGACCAGGCATGGTCTGTGAAATCCCGTCTCGAGAAGGTACTCGGGCGCCCGCACCTGTCCACCCAGCTCGCTGACCAGCTGGACCACGAGACGGGGTGCAAGCTCGCTGACCGGCTGGACACGCTCGTGTCGCAGGCGGTGTCCGAGGCGGTCATGGCGATCAACCAGCAGGTCGCGTCCGTGACCGAGCAGACCGTTGACCGTCTGCGGGTCGAGACCGAGTCCGCGCGCAAGCAGTTGAGGGAGGCGACCCGTGAACGCTTTACCGGAACCAGCCGCAGCTGAACTGAGTGGCCGTGTCGCGGCGACTGAGCATGAGCACCAGGCGGCGCCCGCGCTCGGCAACCCGTCTACCGGTGTGATTGGTGGGATGGCGTCGAGGGAGGCGCATCGGATCAGGGACGCGATCGCGATCGCTGCGGTGGCTGACCGTGTGTGGGCTGTGCAGGAGGCGCTACCGAAGATGCTGGGTGTGCTGTTGTTTCTGGCGGAGGGCCCGTACGGGGTCGCGTCGTCGCATGCTTCCCAGGTCACGCGCGAGGTTCGGCGACTCGCAGAAGGGAACCACCGATGATCCCCGCTGACGCAGTTGAGGCGGCAGCGAAGGCCGCCTGTGATACCTGGTACGCGGCTGACGAGTATGAGCAGGAGTTGTGGCATCGGCTGGCTCTGGCCGCTCTTGAGGCTGCCCAGCCACACATGACTGCGGGTGTACAGGAGACACGCGGGGGCCTCGATCCAGACGACGTCATGCGCCACTACCACCAGGAGTTCTGCGAGTACGACGGCGCTGAAGATGGTGAGCCTGTTTGCGCTGGAGAGTGCCGCGAGTTTGCCGATGCCCTCGGCGGCACCCACCAGCGGACTGAAATGGAAGGGAACCACCGATGACCGCCTGCCAGAAGTTCATCCACACGGACAAGGACGTCGACTGGCAGTGCGTCTGCGGTCACTGGGCCGAAGACCACGGAGTCGGGCCCGGCCAAACCGGCCGCCCCTGCGATTGCTGCATCATCGAGGAGACCCACCAGCGGACTGAAATGCGGGAGTACACGGCGCAGTTGGTGGCGCAGTTCGGCTACCGCCACGGCAACCCCGACCAGGACATCATCGTAGAGATGCGCGGCGAGGGTGAGGAGTTGACCGACGAACAGGTTGCCGAGGTCTGTGCCCTCTGGCGTACCGCTCAGGTGACCGTGTCGTGGCCCGAGGCTGCGCAGGCGTGCGGGGTGGCCGAAGATGCGTCGTGACGAGCTGGCCACGATCCGGGCCGACATCGAATACGCGGTCTCGGTCTCCTCTCAGCAGGACCCCACCCTGCTTCCCGAGCTCTTCAACCGGTGCCTGGCCTACCTGGACCGGTGGTCGACCGGTCTGCTCCAGGGCGCCGACATGCTCCCAGACCCCAACTACGAGGTGGCTGAGTTGCTGCGGTCGTTGCAGGTCCGTGCCACGTCCGGCATCCCGTACGGCGAACCAGCCCACGACCCCGCATCCGACCTGCCCGAGACCCCGCACTGGAGCGAGCACCGATGACCACCAACAGCCCAGAGCCATACCCGGACCCAGTGAAGCCGCCAGGCTTCAGGCCCGAACTCCCCGAACTCCCAGAGCACTTCATCCCGAGCTCACCACGGGGCCGCCTCGCCGCCGCCCTCGCCGCCTTCCAAGCCGCCCTGCCCAGGATCGGCAAAGACGAGACCGCAGACACCGGCAGCTACACCTACAGCTACGCCGACCTCGCCTCCGTCTCCCGCGCCGTGCTCCCAGTCCTCGCCGGCCACGGGCTCTCCTTCACCGCGTTCCCCACCGTGCTCGACGGCAAGTTCGTCCTGCACTACCGGCTACTCCACACATCCGGCGAGGCCATGGAAGGCGTCTACCCGCTGGCCGGCGGCAACGCCCAGGCAGTCGGGTCGGCTATCACCTACGCCCGCCGGTACGCCCTCTGCGCTGTCACCGGCGTAGCCCCCGACGATGACGACGACGCAGCCGCCGCGACACAGGAAGCCACCACCCAGTTCCCGGAGCAGCCCTCCGAGCTGGCCAACGCCCGGGAGACCGTCAGGGGCGCATGGTCGTTCCACTACGGCGAGTTCGTTCAGGCGGAGGCCTCGGCCGCCTACACCAAGTGGTCGGACGGCGGGGCGCTCACATCGGCCCAGGCGCCCGAGCTGCGCAGATTCGCCGCCTACCTGGCCAACAAACCCAAGGAGGACGCGGGCGAGGAGCCACCGACACCCCAGGACGGAGACAAGCTCGACGGCAAGCGCCGCATGTCCACCGCACAGCGCGGCAAACTCTTCGCGCTCATGGGCGAGATCGGCCTACACGACCGAGGCGACCAGCTCGCCTGGATCAACAAGCTGCTCAAGACGTCCTACGAGTCCCGGACCGAGCTGACCAGCGAGGACGCCAAGACCCTCATCGACGGCCTGCTCCAGGGCGCCGACGTACCCCCGGACCCGGTATGAACTACCTCGGAACCTTCCTGGTCGGCTACCTCGTGATGGGCGCGGTCTTGCAGATCATCAGAGTCGACCAGGCCCGGCGACCGGTATCGCGTACCGACGCAGTGTTCGCCACTATCGAGTGCCTCGCGATCGGTGCTGCCATCGCACTATTCGGCACCGGCGGGGGCCTGCTATGAGCCGGGGCGGCGGCTGGGGCGTCTCCAAACGTCGCCCCGACATCATCAAATGGTCCGGCGCCGAATGCCGCGACTGCGCCGCCCCGGTCGAGGTCGTCAAGCTCACCGCCGACCCGCTCAAAGACCCCGGCACCCGGATCGGGATCGAACGAGCCGTCATCAACGCCAGACCACAACCGGGGATGATCGCGGCCCGGGTCATGGTCGGCGAGATGATCGGCTACCGCATCACCAAGCTCCGGCCGTTGCTGGCCGGGTACTGCGCCTTCCGGGAACACGTCACCGTGTGCCCCGAGGCGCCCCCACCACCGTTCGAACAGGACTCCCTGTTCGGCGACCCAACAGAAGGAGACACCACACCGTGAGCGCATCAGTGAAACTGCGGGCCAAGCTCCCCGCGAACGAAGAGCTCAACGGCCTCGACCAGATCCTGCCCGAGCTGATCGAGGACGGCGCCACCCCCCGCGCCGCGTTCATGATCTACGACGTCCAGAAAGTCGTAGAGGACGTCGCGACCGGCGAGAAGTACGTCGTGATCGAGGTGCGCCGTATCGAACCGATCTCCAAGGCGGCCGAGGTCCCCGCCGGCATCCGGGAGGCCGTCATGCAGTTGGCGGACGCCCGGACCGGCAAGCAGTCGCTGCCGTTCGACCAGGTCGAGCGCGTGACCTCGGAAGAGGCCGTGTAGTGGCACGCGGACGCAAGGAACGCATGACCCGGGGCGGCCGGTACGTGGCCACCGCCGCGTTGATCGAGCTGCTCGACGCCTACCCCGGCAACGAGCCGGTCTACAGCGAAGGTCTCGCCCCGTGGCTCGTCCAGGAGGCGTGGGACGTCGAACACTTCCCCGTCGCCGGCAAGGTCACCATCACGCTCGACCTGGATGCCCTAGACCAGCCCGCACAACGGCCAGACACCGACTGACCCGGTGGACCGGCGCGTAACACCGTGCCGCGTGACGTGGCGCACCCTCACCGCGAGGGTGCGCCACCCCCGCACCGGCATCCACACCAGCTGCCTCGGCAGCCA